AATTGTTTCTCCATTTGGGTCTGTTAGATTCTTTACATCTTCCACAAACTCCACACAAAACGTGGGCATTTGAGAAAGTGAAATCATTGTTTCTTCTGCTGTGTAATCAACCTCGTTAATCTTACCTTCTTGGATCTTTTTCAAAATCTCAGCATACTCTTCTTTTGATCTGCTTTTAAATGGATTGTTTTCATAGTTGAATTTGTTAATGTCAACTTGCTTCACTCGTTTAAAGTGAATTTCTGTTCCATCCTGGTAATAAACAGGGCCTTTTGGTACAAATGATAATGGCATTTGAATTCTCCTTTTTTATGTCTCCAATAATAAATATAACTTGTTTAAATAAAAAAGCCCGAGGGTGGAGAAATCCCTCGGGCAGCTCATGAGCTTAATAAATTCTAACCTTCGTAACGAAGACCATTCTCCGAATTAGCATTTGACCACATCATGTAGAATGGAGTCTCAGGGTACAATAAAACTTGCTCAGTTCCACTGATTGAACGCTCTGCAGTAAATGGATCCGCTCCACATGGGATGTGGGCTTCTGCAGTAATGTTGATTTTTGAACCATCTGAAACTTCAGGCTCCGCACTAATGATATTTAGTGAAGGAAATAGAAGATCAAGTGATTTATCACCACGTACAAAAGCAATTTTCAACTGACATTCAGTGTCGGTTTGCTCATAGTTCTTATAATCAATGGTGTCATGTTTGTTGATTTGGAATTCAACCTGAATTGTTTGCTCACCTGTTGAAACTGGTTCAGCGCGTGAAAGACCATTGTTGGTTGTCCCTGTAGGGAAAAGATCGTCGGCCATTCCAAGTGAAGAAGTGATTGAAAAGTTGAAAATTGCCTTATCAATTGCTGAACCAACAGGGCCAAATTCACAAGTAGCGTGACGCATGAAAAACTTGTTCTCATCGCAACCAACTCGATCAGTCCAGGTTGTTGATTCAGTTTTATTGGTGTCGCGTGTTACATCTTCACCCAAACCTGTCATTTCAAGCATTAAAGGGTTCTTTGATTCACATGATAGTGTGAACTCTTGAATGTTTGCATTGTTACAGAACACATCGTAAGGACCCATCTCTGTACCAAGCTTCATGTATGTGTTGATTTGGTCAGTTGGGTCGTACGCAGGTGATAATCCTGTGTTTGCAGTTGCTAAAGCTGCCTCAGCGGCGCTGTATAAACGCTGATCTTTACCCATTGGAAGTAATGAGATCAAGTGAGAATACTTGGTTGTATCGTAGTTAATTGGGCCACTAAGGTCTTCATAACCAAAAGCAGAAACAACTTCTGTCAGTGAATTATCAACAAATACGCAAGTTTTACCTGTCCATGTTACAGGAACATTTGAAACTTCTTTGTCTTTTAACCACTGGTTGCCTGTGCTTGATACATCTTGATACTTTTCAGGTGTATCTGTAATTGTTAGTTCTTCCCAACGTGTTTGTGAATTAGTTCCTGTTGTTGGGTTGGTTCCACCGCCATAAAGATCAGCAGATGTTGGGGTGTTACCCACTGCTTTCTTTAAGCCATGGCGTAAAGCGAAATCCTTACTCTGTGCCATTAGTTTACTCCTAGTTTTTCATCGTATGAAAGTGTAAATGAATGTGAAACGGTGATGGTCTTCATCCCGAATCCTATTTGTTGTTGTAACTCTGAATCAAGAAGGTCAGCGTCTACATCGCCACCATCTTGATCGTTTAAATATTCTCTAAACGCATCTTTTAGGTCTTTAGCCCATGCAAGCGTTTCTTGATAAGTAGTCAATCCATCTTCTCGGTTGTTTACCTTGCGTAAATAACCATGGACTGTGATTTCAATATGCGTTTTTGAGCAGCTTTTTGTTGAGAATTCAGGGATAATTGTTTGGTTACTAATGATTTTCACCTTTGGGTATTCATCATTTGCGCCACCCTTTTCAAAGAAGCTTTCTTCACCATATACAATACCATCTGGTACAACAGTGTTAAAATATCCATTTGCTGTGGATATTCCTTGGTAATAACTTCCTAGCTGTTGAATTAGCTGTCCTGCTTTATCAGATGGCATTATTCTTCGCAATCTTCACATGGTTCTTCGCCACATGATTCACATTGATGAGTTTTAATTTTAGTTTCCTTTTCAGAATCCACCACAAGACAACCTTCCAAATGAACGCCATTAGGTATGATGCAATCTAAAAGAATACATTCTTTGCAAATATCACCCTCCATTAGGGTGATTTCAGTTAGTTTTTGTTCTCTGTAAATCATATCTTTGCCAAATTCCTTGCTTTTATTGCTTTCTCAACATAAAATTTATTTAATTTATCCCACCTGCGCAAAGCTTTTCCTAGCCCCTGGCGTATAACTCGACGTTGGCCACTTCGTACATTCTTAGTTTTACCCTTGGCAGTTCTAATTACTTCCTTTTTAGAACCGTTATCAAATATTCCGAATATTTTATCGTATTTTCCTTTTAAGGTATAAACAGCCTTTATTCTTCTGTTATCTTTAAAAATCTTTACTTCAATGCCTTTATTTTGCGCTGTGTATAGGGTTTTTGAAGTCAAGGGTGCTTTTGCAAAATTTAACTCAGTAAATATACCAGGTAAATCCCCACCCCTATCGACTATTTTTGACTTATGGAAAGTATTTACACCTTTTTTTGATGCTCTATTTGCTCCACCTACTTCGCGATACTGTGGGCGCTTTGCGGCTTTGTTTACTACCGATGATTTACCATCAAGAAAGCCTTCACGCTGAATTATGTTTTGCGCAAAATTTATAATTTCAGCATGAGCACCACCAACAGAAGACTGGATTTCTTGAATATCCCTCTCTATCTTTTTTAGAGAGGGCTTCATGTTTACAAATTCAAATCCAGACTTCTTTTTGCGTGGCATTATTCTTCTTCTTTTTTGGGCTTTCTTCCACGCGGCTTCGGTGCTGCGCATGAATATTGCTTATTGTATGTGTCAAAAATTCTTACTTTTGGCCACTTTGTTTTGTTTTCGATGGTCATTTGTTTGGCCATCTTGTTCATTTCAGTGAATGTCCCACTTGCTAGTGGTTCTGAATCTCCGTTTTCATTGAAACCAATTAATACTGCTATTCTCATTTTTTCTCCTTATTAAAAAAGCCCCTCCCATTGGAGAGGCTCTCATTCGTTATGTTTTGAACTATATTAAGCTGATACAAGTCTTGCAAGGCGTGAAGCATCACATACTTGGCGACCAATAAGTAGTTCAACAGTTCCAAATACTGCACCAGAAGCTGGGTCAGTGTGTTTACGGAATTGCATTGAAAGACCGTTAGGGCCTTGAATTTGCTCAACCATAGAAACCATTTGAGTAGATTCTAGATCTTGAATTGCAGGAAGGCCACAAGCTACTGCCATAGCAGACTTGTCAGTGATGAAACCAACTAGGTTTTCACCAGTTGCACCTGCTGAGGTTGCTAGTACGTTAGAAGACATTGTTTCAAAGTCATAAAGACGACGTACAATTGAATCACGTAGTGTTTCGTCAGTGTTTGCTTTATCGAACTCTGCAAGGTTAGGATCTTTTAGAAGTGCAGCGTAGTATGGGTTAGTCAAGATCATTGAGCGCTCATCAGCAGTGTACTCGTCATCTTGTGCTTTGTTCCATAGGTCCGCAACATCTTCGTGGTCAAAAGTAGAGGCTGCACCAGTGAAGCCAACTTCAGTGTAAGCTGCTGCTGTGATTAGGTCATAAACATATTTGTTTGCGCCTTCAGCTACTGCAACAACTGCGCCACGCATCATGCGCTGCATATCGAAGTAAGTAGTTTGTGCAGAAATAGTGAAAGTTGACTTAACGTGTTTATCAAGTGTTACATTCACATAGTTAACGCCACCACCATCTTCGGTTTCGTAGTTGTTAGTTGTAGCATTAAAATCAGATGAAGAATTTTTAGCGTAAACGCCAACTTTTAGGACATCGCCCTCTTCTTTTGATTCGTCAGATAGTTTAGTTGAAAAAGATTCTAGCTCTACAAATGCAGGGCTTTTTGAATCAATCGCTTCCTGGGCGATTTCGGTAATTTCTTGGTTTGTTACTGCCATGATATTATTCCTTTATTAAGCTTTTTTTAGCTTGTTGATTTGTCTAATTAGTTCGCGTTTAGCTTTAGGATCAGTTTCTTTTGAAGCTTTTGCTCTTAAAGAATCAAGATCTGAAACTTCCTCTTCCTTTGAATCCAAAGATTTTGGCGCGGCATTTAAAAGTTTGTTTAGCGCATTGCCCTTGCTGACATCTTCCGATTTAGCGTGAAGGCTCAACTCTTTTGCGTTTGTGATAATACGGAGTGAAGCGTCGACAATTTCAGCCTTGTCTTTAATTAGCTCGGCCACAAGTTCTTCTTGACCTGGGAAAGCCATGTTTCTGATCTGCTCTTGACGATCAGCCTCTTCTTCAAGGGCAATCTCAATGCGTGCCATCACTTCTTCTTCAGTATATGTGATTTCATCTTCAAATTCTTCTTCAAGCTCTTCTTCTTGTTCAGCAACTTCTTCGGATTCTTCAAGTTCCTCTTCAAGTTCTGCTTCAGCTACAAATTCAAGCTCTGCGAATTCTTCTGATTCTTCAATTTCGTTTTCTAGTTCTTCCAACGCAGTTTCTTCAGTTTCTACTTCAGCAAGTTCCGCTTCAGCCACCTCGTTGTGAATTACTTCCAATTTTTTCTTCATTTGTGTTAACTCCGTTGGGGTATTATTAAAAAAATACCTTGTTTTATTTGAAAAGTTTAAACTTGCTGCAACTTTTATGAAAGTCTCTTGCGAAGTTGCAAAGCCCATCTCAATAGACTGCTCTGCATTTAACCAGGTTTCCTCATCCATCATGGAAACAATTTCTTCTTCACTAAGATTAGTTGCTTTTTTGTAAATGCCTAAAAGCTGATCTCGGATGGCGTCTAGTACGTCGGCCTGTTTTCTGAAATCATTAGCCTCGCCCATTGCTCCACTCCAAGGGTTGTGGATCATGAAAAATGAACCCTCGTTCATTACGACCTCATCACCACCAAGGGCAATGATAGAAGCAATTGAAGCTGCTAGGCCATCAACGACAACTTTAACGGCGCCGCTGTATTGATTAAACATGTTATAAATAGCAATTCCTTCAAATACATCGCCACCTGGAGAATTCACTCGGACTTCAATATCATCGCCATTTGCGAACTCTAATTCGCGTGCAATCATTTGAGCAGTAATACCACCCCAACCAATTTCGTCAAATATTAATATCGTTCTCATAGTTCTAAACCTTTGAAGCGTGCATTTGCTTCCATTTCTTGGTTTTCTTCAATCTCTTGTTCTTGTTCTACCACACCAAGGGTTGACGTGGCTTGTAAAGTTGGAATCAATAGCTCTAGTGGGACATCGTACTCTTCAGATACTTCAACAGCTTCCTTGTATTCTTTTACTTTCTCAAGTAAAATCTGCTTGTATTGGATGCCTTTTTGTGCCAATTGACGTGAAGAAGTTGTGATGTTATTACCAATGCGCTCAGTTTCTGCCTTACTATTCTTACCAGGATCAGCGTCAACGTAATTCTGAGAACCAATAAACTCAAGTAAAATGTTCTCAGTGGTTAATTCTTCCACTCCGAAGCCTTTTAATGAGGCCTCAATTTGGATCCATTTATTGATTTCTTGAAATACTTTAATTAACTCTGCTGTCCAAAATCCTGTTAATCGGAAGAAAGAGTCATAGGCAAGTTTGCCACCACTGAAATTCACATTAGATAAATCTTTAAATAGGATCTCGTATGGAATACCCACGCCACCTGCGACTAATTTCGCATTTCGCAAAATCAAGGCGTCTCGGTCAATGTCACCACTTGAATTGATTACTGTGGCATCCATCCCTTCAGGGCCCGTCATGATAGCACCATCTGGTAATGAACCAACAATTTGTGTTTCGCCATTGTTATCGGTGGATGTAATAAGTTGGCCATCTTCGTTAATGGCGCCGATACCTGCGTTAATATCGGATGAACTATTTCCCGTTAATATAACAGATAATAAGGCTTTGTTTCTTGAACCTTGAACCGCAGATACCACTAAATCATCAAGATCTTTGATGGCAGTAAACACAGGTGTTAACATTGATAAGCCGCGCGTTTGATCTCCTGCCATCCCTGCAGGGCGACGAATTAGAATTGCATTAAGGCGACCTGTTTCAGGATCAAACTTGCGAATGAAATTATAATTCTTTGAATTACGACGCTCGGTTCCTTTAATCTCGTTGTCGTTGCGCTGAACATAATATCCAACTTCAACGCCATCTCTATAGGCAACACCAAAGCGGATAGTGTTACCATATAAATCTTTTTTGTTTACTAGGTCGTTGGGTGTCCCAACTCGCGCACCACTTGTTAATTCCAATTTTAATGCAATCTCATCATCGGCTGCGTTCTGATCAATTGGAGTGGTTAACAATACGTCACCAGTTGCTGCAATATTATAAACAATATCGCGGAATACTTGGTCAAATGTTTTGGTGCCTGCTAAATCTACAGTGCCCATCGCCCACTTATTCCAAACTGACATTGCAACATCACTGCCTGCGTTTGGTGTAAGACCTGATCCTGCAACATAATCTTCCATTGCCTGCACCACAGAACGCGCTACAGGGCTGTTTCTAATAAGATCCATGCAGTTGTCTATAATAGTGTAATAATCACCATTAAGAAGCGCGTCTTCGCCTTGTCGGCTATTAGGGACATAATAGTCTAAAGTAGACTGTGTGCCTGCTGAATAAGCTCGTGTTCTGCTCATCGTCTAAATCCACTCCTGCGCATTGCAATGGGTCGCCATTTAGGTTTCACGTTGTCAGCGTCTTCTGACTGTGCAATAGAATTGACTGAATTATAAAAATCAATCAACTCCTGCAACGAGTAAAAAGTGTGAGATATACCATCTAAATCTGTCACGCTTTGAACATTCAACTGACCTGTCTCTGTGGTCTGCTGAATGTGCGTTTTGATTTCTTCTGCTAATTGTGTCCAAGTCGTAGCCATATCTTAAAAATAACTTGTTTTTGATTTGTCAAGTATTTTTATCTCCTTCTTAAGCTTTGCCTTCTGGCTGCAGTATTATTTTGATATTTTGGGATGGCGTTTTTAGGCTTTACTTCCACTGACCCAATGTTATCACGAAGCTTTTCTAGGTCTAGAGTATACCCTCTAACCATTCCATAAATAGTGGAGTCTCGATAATCCACTTTTGAAGATCGGCTTTTCTTTTCCCAAACTTCCTTTTCCATACCATTTGGTAATTTCTTTAGCTTCTTTACTTCGCCATTCAAATGATTTAAATATCTAGGGTGGTAATCAAAAGGCAAGTTAAAACTGCCATCGGTGTCAGCTGCTTTTTCAATTGCTGTCTGAAGGACATCCTGCCAATAGTATGATTTGATGGTGTAAAGTTTCACGCCATGCGCTGCTTTGCCATATCGCTTGGCTGGGTCAGCAGGGTTGATTACCCAGGGCTTGTTCATTGGCTCTTTACCCATTACAGGGATCCACAAGGGGTGGCGTCTGCAGTAATCATAAACTAAATTTGATCTATAGCCTGCATCCATGGCACCACCTACAAACTGAGGGCGTGTTCCAACTCCTAAATAGGTGAATTCTTTTATATCGTTCAGTAGGTGATCAATGCCGCGCTCCACCTTGGCCCAATCTCGGTTATCCCAATAGATCTCTTGTTCATATATTTGGTAAAACTTCCCTTGAGTAGACCATCCCAAAACTGTACAATATACTCGGTCCACTGCAGGGTCAATGCCAATTGTAATGCTTTTTACATCACCTGGTATCTGCTTCCTCATGTATTTTTCAAGGGCAATATCGCCCTGCTCTACATCTCCACCTAGTGAATCAAGGTCAACGGGCCTTGCACATTCCGAGTTAAAGAAGTCCTTGTAAGAGTTGTTGCCCTCTTCTTTTGCTTTTAAGCGCTTTGCTGCTATACTTGAGAAATCATTGTGTATAGTGTTCCAAGATGCCTTGTGAAATCCAACATAGGTCATGGGCTTGTCAGGATCAAGGTCGCTCCATCTTTGTGTGACAACCATCTTCTCGTGGTGCTCATCTGATATTTCACATCCATTAGAAGGACAAATTGCAAATCCTAAACCCTTAGCTTCAATCTCTCGATAATCGGCGCCATCTTCTGCTTGAATGTGTTCCTCAAGGTATTCATTCCATTCCTCGCAATGAGGGCATTGCATCTCAACAGCAAAGCGTTTGGATGTGTTATAATAGTCTTGTATTCCACCTGAGCCTTCCAACTTCTTTGGCGTTGATGCTAAAATCAGTTTAAAGTTTGGCTTTGTTCTACCCCTTGACCTAGCCAACTGAACAGGGTTTACATCTTGTTCCTTGATCTCGTCGATCTCGTCAAAGTCAACGAAGTCTGCAGGCATCTCTGCCAATGAACTTGGTGAAGTAGCCAAACCCCAGGCGATTCTGTTAGTTCCAAAACTTGAGAACTCTTTACCACCCTTCTTCGGCTCAAAGTTCATAATGGGTGATTTCTCCCAAATGTTGTTCATACGAATTTGTAAACGCTTAATAAGACGCTCATCGGGTGGTACAAACATTCCATTGACCTTCTTTTCAGCTATGAACCAACTCATGGCGCATATTTGGAAAAGGGTTTTACTTGACTGTGATCCAAATTGCAGATAGATCTCTTTTACGTCGGGGTTTTTTAATTGTTCAAAGATGTATTCCATCTCAGGTGCAAAAGACCAATCGGGCGCCGATACAGAAAAGAAACCTTCACCATCTGGCAAACGAATATTCTGTTCTGTCCATGTTGTGATTTTCTGATCAGTGTCGGTGTTGAATATCTTTGTGAGATCTTCTTTAACTAGGTCTTCAAATGTTTGGCCAATAAGTTCTAGGTTGGCAATCTCCCCTTCGTTTTTCTTCTTGGCTCTAGCATCTACCTCATAGCAAGCTCTGCACCTTCCACCATATGCTACTGGCTTCCCACATCTGCAAAATCCTTTGTCACTCATAAGCCCTCATTAATAAACTGAATGAAATCTTGCTTTAAGAAATCAAATTCTTTTACCATCTTCTCGCGTATTTCTGATTTAGAACGCTTGTGAAGTTGTGGTGTTAGCTTGTCGGGCGTGTTGTTTAGCCTCTCAACAAACCTCTGACAAATGGATGAAATCTTCTTTACTGCCATTTCCTTCTCAACCAAACTCGACTGTGCCACTGCATTCAAGCGCTCTTGTTTCTTTGCTTGAGCGTTCCTGGCTCTGATCATGGAGCGTTTTGCTTCGTCGTCAAGCTCGTCGGAATTGAGGAGCTCTAGGTCCTTTTCTCCATCGTCGTACCCTTTTTCAATTTCTTCAATCAGCTCTTCTTTTGTTTTCTTTGGCTTTTTCTTGGCTACTTTCTTCTTAGCTGCGGACTTCTTGAACTTCTCTTTCACCTTGGCAACCTTTTTGGTTGACCCTTTTGGCCTACCTGGTCCACGCTTCTTAATTATTACTTCTTCCATCCTTCATCCTTTTGTGGCTTTTCACGCTCTTCGAAGTAATCCATTGTTCTGTGGAAATATCTCTTTTGTGTTTCCGTAAAATAGCCAGTCATCTCTTTAATGTCTGAACGCGTCAAACCATCTTCTTCAAACTTCTTCTTCGCTAGTTCGATCAAGATCTCGCGAGGCTTTTTGAAACGTGGCATTTTTACTCCCTTCTTTTAAAACTTCTGATGATCCTGTGGTCCAATCAATTTCAACCCACTCGCCATCAGCCATTATATATATTTTTGAATTATCCATTTGAAATCCTTTTTAAATTCTCTCGTGTAAAATATATTCAATTGACAAAAAAAGTCAATTTCTTTTTCTAGTAAAAAATAGGCGTCAAAAACTGTCACGCCAAAAAACTCAACTCACTTCGTGTGGTACACATTTTTTCTCACAAGACGGAGTTC